TTCATTGGTTACGGCGGGCAGTTTGAAGGCTACGAGCAGCAGTGGAAGACTGCGAATACGCAGAACTGGCCGTATCTTGAGGTCAATCCGGACGTCACGGATGGCCAAGGGGCGGTCCTGCCACTACCGCAACGTGCCTTGCCTCCAATGGCCCAGACAGGCCTTATTCAGGCCAAGATGGGCGCTTCGGACGACATCAAGAGCACGACGGGTCAGTATGATTCGAGTCTCGGGGCAACCAGCAATGAGCGGTCTGGCCGGGCTATTCTCGCGCGCGAGAAGCAAGGCGATACGGGCACGTATCATTACGTAGACAATTTGGCTCGCGCTGTGCGCCACATTGGTCGTCAGATCATTGACATGGCTCCCAAGATTTATGACACCCAGCGCATTGCGCGGATTATTGGCTTGGATGGTGAGACCAAGATGGCCAAGATTGATCCTACGCAGCAAGAGCCTGTGCGTAAGATTGAGGATCAAGCGGGCATTGTGATCGACAAGATCTACAATTTGGGCGTTGGCAAATACGATGTTTGCGTCACGACTGGCCCGAGCTACATGACCAAGCGCCAAGAGTCTTTGGATGCGATGAGCCAGTTGTTGCAGGGCAATCCGCAGTTGTGGGCGGTGGCTGGTGACTTGTTCATCAAGAACATGGACTGGCCTGGGGCTGAGGAGATGGCCAAGCGGTTCTCTAAGACTATTGATCCTAAGTTGCTGTCTGACGATGACAAGACGCCAGAGTTGCAGGCTGCTGAACAGCAGATCCAGGCGATGGGTCAAGAGATGGAGCAAATGCACCAGATGCTGAAGAATGTTCAGCAGTCTATGGAGGCTCGTGACATTGCCGTCAAGGAGTTTGATTCTCAGGTGAAGGCATATCAAGCTGAGACGCAGCGTATCAGTGCTGTGCAGGCTTCTATGTCGCCTGAGCAGATTCAGGACATCGTGATGGGCACGATTGCGGCGGCGATGGACACGGGTGACCTGATTGCCGGTGCTCCGCAGATGCGTCAAGAGATGCCAGAAATGATGGAGCAAATGCCAGAGCAAATGCCACAACAAGGGATGCAAAATGAAGGCATGTGATTTCGTCGGGATGTTGTTCCTGGCCCGTGATGTGGCCCATTCGGTGCATCTGAACACCCGCAGTTTTGCCAAGCACAAGGCGCTGCGCCACTTCTACAATGACATTGTGGACTTTGCCGACAAGTTTGCCGAGGCTTATCAAGGCAAATACGGCCTGATGGGTCCGATTTCTCTGATGTCTGCCAAGAAAACGACCAACATTGTTGAGTTCTTGCAGGATCAGGTGGAAGAGATTGAGGCGGAGCGGTATAAAGTTGTGGATAAGGACTGCACGCCGTTGCACAATATCATCGACGAGATTGTTGCACTGTATCTTTCGACTCTGTACAAGCTCAGGTTTCTTGCATAAGGTAATATGATGGAACTTCTTCGCCCCCTTTCTGATGCCAACTACCCTGCTCGCACGGTAGCCTATACTGACACTGCGGGGAGCACTTCGACGTGGCCCCCAGGGGCTGAAGGCGTGGTGGTCTGGTCTACAACCACATGCTATGTAGCTGTTGGAGTGGGCGCTACGGCGACGACTTCAAGCACTCCAATTCCTGCCTACACGCCGATTCCGTTCTATTTGGAACCAGGTTCTGGTGCACCGTGGCGCGTAAGTGCAATCCGCGTCGGTGACAGCGGAAGCATTTACTGTAAACCGATCAACATTCGATGAGCTGGGGTATCGGCCTTCGCAACTCAGTGGCAATTGGCCTAGCGGGGATTGTCACACTTTTCTCTGGCACCCGCGATAGTGGGTCGTCTGTAAGCAACCTTCTCACCGAATCAGGCGACAACCTCGTGCAAGAGGATGGCGGCTTGATCTTGTTGGAATAACAAATGCCTACCGTATCCCTCTCAATTTTTGGCGGCGTTGGCGCTCAGTTTTTTGACAACAACGGTGTCCCGCTGTCCGGTGGCAAGATTTACACCTACGAGGCTGGCACATCAACACCGTTGGCAACGTACACGTCAAGTACTGGCGTCACTGCTCACACAAACCCTATTGTGTTGGACGCTGCTGGAAGGGTGCCCGGAGGTGAAATTTGGAACCAGTTGCGGCTCTACAAATTTGTCCTTAAAACCAGCGCCGAGGTTTTAATTGCCACGTATGACAACGTGGGCAGCAGTTTTAACGCTACTGCAATTATTGCCAACTTCACGGGCAACGGCTCCACTGTTGCATTTACGTTGGCAAGCGCACCCGCAGGCGAAAACGCAACCAACGTGTACATCAACGGGGTGTACCAGCAAAAGAATACTTACAGCGTTGCTGGCGCTGTTCTTACCTTCTCAGAAGCGCCTCCAGTTACTTCATCAATTGAAGTGAACTACGTCTAAGGAACAATCATGGCCGACACCAAAATCTCCGCGTTAACTGGCGCAACCACCCCGCTTGCCGGCACCGAGGTGTTGCCGATTGTTCAAGGCGGCGCAACTGTAAAAGTGTCTGTTGCAAATTTGACTGCTGGTCGTGCAGTTGCAACGGCTGGTGGCTCGTTTACTGACAACGTTACTCAAAGCACCGCCGGCAAAGGCGTCAACTTTACCGCCAACACCCCCGCAGCGGGCATGACGAGCCAGTTGTTGAATTGGTATGAGGAGGGGACTTGGACGCCTGAATATCAAACAACAGGGTCTGCGCCAACCATCACATATCTTGTGCAGTTGGGTCGCTACACCAGAATCGGGCGAATTGTTTTATTCAATATTGAATTGGTCACCACAGCCAAGACAGGCGGAACCGGAAACATGCGTATTGGTGGATTGCCGTTTACAATCGCGCAACGATACAGTGCCTTGCCTGTTTCCTCATATTGGCTCGGCTGGACCACAGCTGCTCCAATTACAGGGGTCGGTGTTAATGGAAATACATTCTTTGAGTTGTATTCTGACAATGCGACTAACTCAACCGCAGTCCCAATCGCAAACCTTACCGACTCTGCCGTTTATCTGTATATGTCAGGAAGCTACCTCGTTTAATATATTAAGGAATTATAATGGCGTTGACAAAAGTTTCCTATTCAATGATTGACGGTGCTCCTGTCAATGTTGAAGACTTCGGCGCAGATGGAACACAAGCAGGTGACAGCTCGGCCATCAAAGCTGCAATTACTGCTGCTGCCGGTGGGCCGATCATTTTTCAACCACGGCGCTATTTTTGGGATAGCACCACAATTTCTGCGGCGTCCGTCAAGTTCTGGGGTAGCGGGATGCCTTCTGTCAATGCGGCACGAACTGCACTTGAAGGAACAGCGACGATAATTCAAGGCAACTTGACGTTCACAGGCACAAGCGTTGAACTTCGGGACTTAGGCGCAGACCGAGGTTCGGCTGCATTTGGCACGGGTAGTGATGCCATTAAGCTATCACCTACCACTTACAACACCGGGCGGCTTGCCGTTCTGCAAAACGTTGCTGCCATCGGACGGAGCGCCACCGACGCTTTTCATAGTATTCTGATTGAGGGTTATGAGCAAGCGTCGCTCATCAATTGCGTAGCGGCGGTGAATATGTTTTGCGGCGCGATTAAATCCCGGAATGTGTCAGTTAGCGGATTTCGCGCTATTAACGGGCAGAACTTGCTTATCTTAAAATCCGACACCGCAGGAACTGGTGCAGGTTCATTGGCAAATGTTAACGTCACAAATGTAAATGGTGAGGGTATTGCGTCTACCGCTTACGGCATCCGCGTACTAGCAGACAATGTCGGCATCAGTAACCTAAACATATCGGACGTAAACATCACGGATACAGATGAGCTTGTATCAATTGAAGCCGCAACCGGCGTAGCAATTTACAATGTCAACGTCAGCAACATCAACGGCCACAATGTCCGTACCTTTGGCTTAAAAACAGGCGGCGCAGGTAATTTTTACAATATATCCTATTCCAATATTAACATGACTGATCTTGGATCCCGTGCGGCGCAATTCCAAGGCGGCGGCTACTACACAGTTAACGATTGCTATTGCTCGATGAAAGCAGGCTCCACCACGCAAGCGGCTGACTTCTTCCGCGTTGAAAGCGGTGTTGGTGGCTTTAAAACAGATGGTATGACGCTTGTCGAAAATTTTGGCGCAGGCGCAACTATTCCAACGCTTTTGCTCAACCTTGGCCGATCCATAACAACGCTTTCCAATATTAAAGGGAAAGTTGGTGGAACATTGCCTCTTTACGGGTTTTCAATCCAAGACGCTACTGGCGCGACTACAACCCTTAATCCCCTTGTTGATCTTGACATCATGAAAAGTTTCATGAAGTTGTCAGCCAGCGCAAACTGCACAATTGTCAATATTACTTCAACGCTTCCGTCTGGAACGGCATTGCCTGAAGGTTATATCGTATCTTTTTTGGCAACATCTGGTTTTAACTTTGTGTTTCAACACAACAGTAATGTACGCACACGAAGTGAAACAGACGTAACACTGACACTTAACGACATTTTGACTTTTATTTGGGGCGGGACATCTTGGCACCAAATGGACAATACTTCGTAATTTTTAACTTGTGTTAGTTTAAATAACTAAAGAAATTTTGCAAAACTCAACAACCTTGACAGGCGTTTCCTTAGTGCATAATCTAACAACTGTACCGGCCCAGTAGACCGGGGAATCTTAGGATTCACAAATGACAGAAGAAGTGCAAGTCTCAGCGGAAGTGCCCGCGCCAGAACTGGAAGCTACGGCAGCCCCAGAAACTGAAGTTATTCAGCCGGAAGAAAAGCCATCGGAAGCGAGCAAGACCTTCACACAAGAAGAACTTGACGCAGCCATTGGTAAACGCCTTGCTCGTGAGCAACGCAAGTGGGAACGTGAACAAGCGCAGCGTGTGGCTCAGGCCCAGGCTCCGCGTATGCCGGTGGAGATTCCGCCTGCGGATCAGTTCGAGTCGGTTGAAGCGTATGCTGATGCATTGGCAACGCGCAAAGCCGAGGAGCTGCTTCGTAGCCGTGAAAGCCAGCGGCAACAGCAAGAGGTGCTCAGTGCCTATCATGATCGTGAGGAAGATGCTCGCGGGAAATATGAGGACTTTGAACAAGTCGCATACAACCCAAAGCTGCCAATCACTAACGTGATGGCTGAAGCGATTCAGTCTTCAGACATTGGCCCTGATGTAGCTTACTTCTTGGGATCTAACCCCAAGGAAGCTGAACGTATCTCCCGTTTGTCGCCTTACGCGCAGGCAAAAGAAATTGGTAGGCTTGAGGCCAAATTGGCTGATAGTCCACCTGTAAAGAAAACTTCAAGCGCGCCAACGCCAATTACTCCTGTGACTGCTCGGACAACCGGCAGTCCTGCTTACGATACAACTGACCCGCGTTCTACTAAAACTATGACGACGAGCCAGTGGATTGAGGCAGATAGACAGAGGCAATTGCGCAAGTTGGAAGCACAGAAAAACCGCTAATCACTTCTTAAAGGAAAATTCGTCATGGCGAATAGTATTCTTACCATTGATATGATTACTCGCAAGGCTCTTGAGATCCTTGAGAATAATCTGGTTCTGACCCGTAACGTCAACCGTCAGTACGACGACAGCTTTGCTGTTGAAGGTGCCAAGATCGGTTCCACCCTGCGTATCCGCCTGCCTGACCGCGCTCTGGTGACGGACGGTGCTGCCCTGCAAGTTCAGGACGACAACGAGCAGTTCACCACGCTGTCAGTTGCAAGTCAGAAACACATTGGTGTTAACTTTACCTCTGCTGAACTGACCATGCAGTTGGACGACTTTGCAGACCGTGTGCTGAAGCCTCGTATCAGCCAACTGGCTTCTTCAATTGATGCTGACGTCGCCAATGCTTACAAGACCATTGGTAACTCTGTTGGCACTCCTGGCACGACCCCTGGCACCTCGTTGGTTCTGCTGCAAGCCCAGCAAAAGCTGAACGAAAACGCTGCCGTGATGGGCTCCCGTTATGCCACCGTCAACCCTGCCGCTAATGCTGGTTTGGTTGAAGGCATGAAGGGTTTGTTCAACCCCACCGACACCATCAGCAAGCAGTTTAAGAATGGCATGATGGGCACTGGCGTTCTGGGCTTTGATGAGATCAACATGTCTCAATCAATCAAGGTTCACACCACCGGCTCGCGTGACGCTTCTGCCTCCACCTTGGTGAAGACCCCTGGCGTGACGACTGAAGGCGCTAGCACCATTCTGCTGGAGCAAGGTTCTGTCACCACGACCATTAAGGCTGGCGATGTGTTCACCATTGCTGATAGCTTTGCGGTGAATCCTCAGACCCGTGAGACGACTGGCTCGTTGTTCCAGTTCGTTGCCTTGGCTGACGCAACCGCTGTTGCTGGCACTTGGACTGTGACCGTTGCTCCGATGTATTCTTCGGGTCACGCTCTGGCCACCATGACCGCTCTGCCAGTTACCGGCAAGGCTGTTACGTTCTTGGGCGCTGCTTCTAGCCAGTACGCTCAGAACTTGGTCTACCACAAGGATGCAATCACCTTTGCAACCGCTGACCTGTTGCTGCCCCAAGGTGTGGACATGGCTTCCCGCGCTGTTCACAACGGTATTTCGCTGCGTATCGTTCGTCAGTACGATATCAACAACGACCGTATGCCTTGCCGTATTGACGTTTTGTATGGCTACAGCACGATCCGCCCCCAAATGGCTGCTCGTATCTGGGGCTAAATTGATTAAGGGGCTTCGGCCCCTTTCTGTAACTTTTTAAGGAAATTATCATGGCACTCCCAAAAGTTGGTGATGGCTACCAAGCCGGTGACGGTAACGTCAATGAAGTTCTGAATGTTGGTGCAGCAAACCAAGCAGTTGCTCTGGGTTCTGGCACTGGTGGCGTTACCATTGGTAGCGCTGCGGCCTCCAAAGTTGGCGTTTACGGCAAGACCCCCGTTGTGCAACGTGCCTACAGCTCTGCTGTTCACGCCACTTCGGCCGTTGCAACTTCTTCTTCTTTCGGCGCAACTCAACTGGCTGCTCTGCAAGAGATCCAGCTGACGCTGATCGGTCTGGGTGTTTGGGCTACCGCCTAATAACCTGAGGGGCTTCGGCCCCTTTTAAGGGAACATGAAAGTTATCTTCTGCATTCCAACGCTAAAGAAGCCCTATCAAGTCACGCTTGATAGCCTTGCTGCTTCCATTCCTCTTATCAAAGAGGCGGGATGGGATGAGGGCATGGTGTCGGAGATTGGTTGTCCGTACATTTCCCATGCACGAGCAACCATGCTGCGTAAGGCTTTGGATGCCAAGGCGGATGTCATTGTTTTCATTGACCATGATGTGTCATGGAAGCCTCAAGATCTTTTGACATTGATTGAGACCAAAGGCGATGTTGTCTGCGGAACCTATCGGTTTAAGAAGGATGATGAGGAATACATGGGGGCTGTGCTATCAAATCCAGATGGCACACCGATGGTCAGGGAGGATGGCAACCTGTTTGCGCATTCAGCACCCGCTGGATTTCTGAAGATCACTAAGGAAGCGGTTCATAGGTTCATGACCGCTTACCCTGATTTGGTCTATGGGGAGAAGTATTCCCCTTATGTAGACCTGTTCAATCATGGCGCCCATAAAGGAACGTGGTACGGTGAGGACTACGCTTTTTGCCGTAACTGGCGTGAATGCGGGGGAGAGATCGTGCTTGTTCCAGACCTGGATATTTCACACCACACCACCGAGCAAGAATACAAAGGAAACTTTCACAATTTCCTACGTAGACAGCCCGGCGGTGACCTATGTAAGGACTAAGAAATGCCTAATACCAAAGCTGTTGGCGTTGCTTACGAAGACCCACAACTGGACGCTGCTATTCTTAGCAAGTCTGGCGGTACTGTGGGCTTCTACGGCACGACGCCTTCTTCCCAACGTGCTTCTTCTGTGCAAGCCACGTCTAACCTTGCAACTTCTGCATCGTTTGGCGCGACTCAACTGGCGGCTGTTCAAGAGATCATGAACACGCTGTCTGCACTTGGACTGTGGAAGGGCTCGGCTTAATCCGAGTCTGTATGCAGAACGCAATCAGGGGCCATTCCTGGAATGGTCTCCTGTTTGCACTTAGTAGGAATGAAATGATCATCTATCTAAAGCATCATCAGCACGGCACCAAGATTGCCACGATGGAACTTGAGGCCCAACTTGATGAATCAAATGGATGGGTGCGCTATACTCACGACACGCCTTCTTTGTCTGAAGATGCGGCTCCCGTGAACGAACTGGAAGTTAAGCGTCGGGGACGACCACCCAAGACACAAACGCAAGGAGCGTAAGCAATGGCGACAGCCGGTGACACTATCAATTCGGCACTCCGGCTGATTGGTCTACTCGCTGAAGGCGAGACACCCTCGGCCGAGACATCTCAGGATGCACTTTCGGCCATGAATCAAATGATTGATTCGTGGAACACCGAGCGGCTGATGATTTATAGCACTCAAGATCAAGTTTTCACTTGGCCTGCGAGTGTGTTGCAACGAACCCTTGGCCCCACTGGTGACTTTGCCGGCAATCGTCCTGTTCTGCTGGATGATTCAACTTACTTCCGAGATCCTTCAACCAATGTGTCGTTTGGCATCAAGCTGATCAACCAACAGCAGTACAACGGTATTGCTGTCAAAACGGTGACTTCTACTTATCCACAGGTTATGTGGGTAAACATGGAGTTCCCCAACATCCAGATGAGCATCTATCCAAGGCCTACGCGGGACTTGGAGTGGCACTTTGTCTCTGTGAGCGAACTGACTCAGCCGGCAACGTTGGCGACAAATCTGTATTTGCCACCTGGATACTTGCGCGCGTTCAAGTACAACTTGGCCTGTGAGATTCCTCCTGAATTTGGTGTTGAGCCTCCGCCAACGGTTAGCCGTATTGCGATGACTTCTAAGCGCAATCTAAAGCGCATCAACAATCCTGATGACGTTATGAGTATGCCTTATTCGCTGGTTGCAACCAGACAGAGGTTCAACGTCTACGCTGGCAATTACTAAGCAATGAAAACGCCCATCCTCGGCCAGTCATACGTTGTCAGGTCTCTGAACGAGGCGGCCAATCGGCTTGTCAACATGTTCCCTGAGATCGTGCCTGACGGTGGCAAGGAACCTGCGTTCTTCATGCGAGCCCCCGGACTGCGCAGGCTGGCGACGATTGGCAATGGCCCAATCCGTGGACTGTGGGCATATGGCGGTTATGGTTACGTTGTCAGTGGACAAAATGTGTATAAGTTGTCCACAAACTGGACCTACACGGCTATTGGCACGGTGACTGGAACCGGGCCTGTCAGCATGTCGGACAACGGCACACAGCTGTTCATTGCCTGCAACGGTCCCAGCTACATTTATAACGCTTCTACAAGCGTGTTTCAGCAGATCACGGACGGGGACTTCCCGGGGGCCTCTGTCGTTGGCTATCTGGATGGGTACTTTGTATTCATCGAGCCAAACAGCCAGCGCGTGTGGGTGACGAGCCTGCTTGACGGTACGGCAGTGGATCCGTTGGACTTTGCCAGTGCTGAAGGCTCTCCTGACGGCTTGGTGTCAATGATTGTTGACCATCGAGAGGTCTGGCTGTTTGGAACCAACTCTGTTGAAGTCTGGTACGACGCCGGTTTGGCTGACTTCCCTCTACAACGTGTGCAAGGTGCGTTCAACGAGATAGGCTGTGCGGCAATCTACTCTGTTGCCAAGTTGGACAAT